TGGAAAGTATTTATTTTTATTGCAGGTTTAGGATCAGCATTTATTAGTTGGTTAGTTACACACTGGCTTAAGTAGGAATTTATATGAAAGCTTTTATAGAAAAGGTGTTTAAAATGAAAAAACAAAAGGAATTATTAGATGAAATTACTCATTCAGAAGTTACAGAAGAAGTTACAGAAGTTGTTGTCGAAACTATCAAGCCTAGTAAAAAAGAAACTAAAGTTGAAGTAGAAGTTCAACACACAGATACAAAGGCTGATTAAATGCCTAGTAAGTCTAAGAAACAACATAACTTAATGGCAGCTGTAGCTAATAACCCAGCCTTCGCTAAGAAAGTTGGTATATCAAAATCAGTAGGAGAAGAGTTTATGAAAGCAGATAAAACTAAGAAGTTCGGATCAGGCGGATCACTAAAAGTAACAGATGCAAGTGAAAATCCTGGATTATCAAAATTACCAACGGAGGTTAGAAATAAAATGGGCTACATGAAAAAAGGCGGTATGGCTAAAAAAGGCATGAAAGAAGGTGGCATGATGGATAAGAAAGATATGGCACAAGATAAAAAGACAGCTAAAAAAGCTATTGGCATGCATGAGAAACAACTTCATGCTGGTAAAAAATCAGACTTAACTAAGCTTAAAAAAGGTGGTATGGCTAAAGGTTGTGGTTATGCTAAAGGCGGCGGCATTGAAGTTCGCGGTAAGACTAAAGGAAAGATGTGCTAATCATGGCTGAAGATAAAAAACTTATGAAAGTAATTAAAGAAGGAGACATGTCTCCTGAAACTAAAGCATTACCTGATGAAACTCGCCCAACTCCAAAAGGCATTGGTAGTTCTGAAAAAGATATGAGCCCAGACCCTAAAAAAGGAGCTCTCAAAGGTGCTGAATTAGGTGGACTTAAGAAATATGCTCCGAGCAAAGAAGTTAAAAAGTTTGATGAGAACTACAAAAAAGGTGGTATGGTTAAATCTTCAGCATCTAAACGTGCTGATGGTATCGCTGTAAAAGGCAAAACTAAAGGAAAGATCTGCTAATGAGACCTTCACGCGGTATGGGTGCTATAAAGAAAACTAAGATTCCTAGCGCAAAAGAAAGTACTATGCCTAAAGGCGTCGTTAAAAAACGTCGTGACAACACAGACTTTACTCAGTACAAAGAAGGTGGCACAGTAAACAAAGCAGGTAATTACACAAAACCAAGTCTTAGAAAAAGAATAGTATCTCAAGTTAAATCCGCTGCAACGCATGGTACAGGCGCTGGTCAATGGTCAGCTCGTAAAGCTCAGTTAGTAGCTAAGAAATATAAAGCTGCAGGCGGTGGATATAAGTGAGTGCATTAGCTAAATCACAACGTTCGCTCAAATCATGGGGCGAACAAAAGTGGACAACTAAGTCTGGTAAAAAGTCTAGTGAAACAGGCGAAAGATACTTACCAGAAAAAGCAATAAAAGCATTAAGCCCTCAAGAGTATGCCGCTACAACGAAGGCTAAAAGAGTAGGAAAAGCTAAAGGTAAACAGTTTGTAGCTCAACCTAAATCAATTAAACAAAAAGTAAAACCTTATAGAAGAGTTAAATAATGGTAGATAGAACCACAGGCACCACGAGTTTTAACTTAGACTTAAATAACCTCGTTGAAGATGCGTTTGAACGTTGTGGTCAAGAGTTACGTACTGGGTATGACTTAAGAACTGCACGTCGTTCACTTAATATTATGACGGCTGAATGGGCTAATCGAGGTATTAACTTGTGGACTGTAGAACCGGGTCAAATTAATCTACAACAAAATCGTATTATGTATCCATTACCTGTAGACACCGTTGATCTTCTTGACATGGTGACGCGTACTGGAACAGGACAAAACCAACAAGACATTAATATCAATCGTATTAGTGAATCAACATACATCACTATACCTAATAAAAATGCTACAGGCCGTCCTATCCAAGTTTGGATTAATAGACAAAGTGGCCAAGAGAACCCTACTACAATCCTTACAGCTGAAGTATTAGATGCGACAGAAACTACAATTACTTTAACATCAACTGTAGGCTTAGCACAATTTGGGTTTATTAGAGTTGATAATGAGACTATTCAGTACGGCGGTATTAGTGGGAATGATTTAACTGATTGTATACGCGGTGCTAATAATACAACTGCGGCAACACACATTACAGCTTCTAAAATTTATGTACAGAACTTACCAACAGTAAATGTATGGCCTGCACCTGATCAAAGTAATTTTTATCAGTTTGTGTATTACAGATTAAGACGTATTCAAGACGCGGGTAACGGGATTACTGTAGAAGATATTCCGTTTAGATTTATTCCATGTATGGTAGCAGGGCTTGCTTATTATTTAAGCCTTAAAATACCAGGTGCTGAGATGAGAATTGAGATGTTAAAAGCAGCGTATGAAGAAGCATTCCAATTAGCAGCTGACGAAGATAGAGAAAAAGCGAGCGTTCGATTTGTACCTCGTGAAATGTTTTACCACGGATAATTAAATGCCTATTAAATACGCTAGTGCCAAGAATTCGATTGCACAGTGTGATCGCTGTGGATTTAGATATAAGTTAAAACAACTTAAAAGATTGGTTATTAAGACCAAAAATGTTAATATACTTGTATGTCCTGAATGCTGGGAACCGGATCAACCTCAGTTAAGCTTAGGTTTATACCCAGTTAATGATCCGCAGGCAGTGCGTAATCCAAGACCTGATAGTCCTAGTTATTATCAATCGGGTTTAAATGGACTACAACTAACAGAACAAACTGGTCCAGGCGTGGATTCAACAGGTGTTCCGATGGGCGGTAGTAGAATTATACAATGGGGCTGGAATCCAGTAGGCGGAGCTAGTTTCTTTGATGCGGCATTAACACCTAATTATTTGGTAGCAACCGGTGTAGTAGCAAGCGTAACAGTAACAACAACATAAGGAGAAGTAACATGGCATATAAATCAGGAGCTGATGGTATTACTAAACAAGGTAAAACTAAAGGTAAAAATTTAGGCAATGACGGCGCTAAAGTAGGTATTGAAAAGGGTCCTAAACATGCAGGTTCTAAAGGCGGCAAAAAGAACATTGACATGAAAACTATGGGTCGTGGTATGGCTAAAGTTGCAGCACAGAAAAAGGGATAATAATCATGGCAGAATATAAACAACCTATCGTTGTGCCTAATGCGGATATTGGTTTATCACAAGATCCTAATAAGTTAAAGTCACAAGACCTTAATTTTAAAACAGGTAGACAACGTGTAAGCGCAGGCGATCCTGCTCGTAACGATGTTAAGACTGACGGTATTACTATTCGTGGTTGTGGTGCAGCTACTAAAGGTACTAAAGCTCGCGGCCCAATGGCGTAATAAATGAATTACACCCAGTTAGTTAACGAAATACAAAGTTATACTGAGAATACGTTTCAAACCGTAGATATAAATACGTTTATATCTCAAGCTGAACAAAGGATATATAACTCTGTACAACTTCCTGCCTTACGTAAAAACGTAACAGGCACAACTACATCTGGTAATAAGTATTTGGCTATGCCTACAAATTGGTTAGCTACATTTAGCTTAGCTATTATTAATGCTAGTAATGAGTACACATATCTTTTAAACAAAGATGTAAACTTTATTAGGCAGTCGTTTCCTGATACAGATTCAGAATTTTATGGTGAGCCCGCGTATTACGCAGTATTTGATCAAAACTCCTTTATTATGGGACCTACACCAGATGCTTCGTACGCAGTTGAGCTTCATTACTTTTATTATCCTGAGTCTATTACGACAGTATCAGGTGGCCAAACTTGGTTAGGCGATAATTTTAGTTCTGCATTACTTTATGGATCGTTGTTAGAAGCATATACCTATATGAAGGGTGAAGCTGATGTAATGAATACTTATAAAGCTCGATACGACGAAGCTATGATATTGTTGAAACAACTTTCAGACGGCAAAGATAGACAAGATGCATATAGGAGCGGGCAGGTTAGATACCCAGTTAAATAATGGCAATAGGACAAACCCAAACTACTATATTTAAACTTAATTTGTTAAAGGCGCTAGAGAACTTTAATGTAGGAACTCCTTATACATACAAAATAGCGCTTTATACAGCTAATGCTACTTTGAATGAGACTACTACTGCATATACTACAGAAGGCGAAATTACTGGTACTGGATATGTAGCAGGGGGTAAGAATCTAACAATAACAGGGTTAGGAAGTGATACAACTAATAATACAGCGTATGTATCCTTTGTAGATGTAACTTGGAGCCCTGCAAATTTTACTACTGCCGGAGCTTTGATATATAATAGCACTACAAATGCGGCTGTCTGTATATTAAATTTTGGTAGTGATAAAACAGCAACAAGTACATTTACAATAACGTTTCCATCAGCAACCTCAACCACTGCTGTATTACGAATTAATTAAGGAGTCAATTATGAATCAAAGAGAACAAGGCGGATTTGGCGATCAAGCTACCATCACGTTAAATGCGGGTGCTAAAGCTAATGAAACTGTAGGTATTGAAGGCGTTTACAAAGTTGAATGCCGTGATAAAGAAGGTAATTTAAAATGGGAAGATTCGTTTCCTAATCTAGTAGTTGCAGTTGGTAAACAACTCTTATTAGACACATTATTAAAAGGCGTTAGCTACTCAGTAACAGGTCCATTTTTAGGCCTTACAAGTGCGTCTTTAACACCAGCAGCTACAGATACTATGGCTACTATTGTCCCATCTTCTGAATTTACTAACTACACAGTGCTTGGTTCAGCAGTACGTGGTACAGCAGCATTTGCTTCAGCAACATCTACAGGTACAACACCGACAAACGTAACTACTTCAACAGCCACTGCGATTACTTACACAATTACAGGTGCAGGTGGTACAGTTTATGGATGTTTCTTAGTTACAGGTACTGGCGCGTCAAGTGCTCAAGGTAATACAGGCGGTACATTGTACAGCGTAGGTAACTTCGCAACTGCTAAAATTACAACAGCAGGTGATACAGTAAGCGTTACATATTCAGCAACTGCTACAAGCTAAAGGAGCTTAAATGGCTCTTGTAGTCAAGGATCGGGTACAGGAAAACTCCACGACTAGTGGTACCGGCACACTTACGCTCTCAGGGGCAGTGCCTGGGTTTCAATCCTTTGCTGTTATTGGTAATGGCAATACTACTTTCTATACTATCTATGATAACGTAGCTCAGGTATGGGAAGTAGGTGTTGGTACTTATACATCTTCAGGTACTACTTTATCTAGAGATACGGTACTATCAAACTCATCTGGTACTACTTCGCCTATTACTTTAGCTGGTAATACCGTTTCTGTATTTGTTACTTATCCCGCAGAAAAATCAGTCAATCTAAATGCATCAGGCAATGTTAGTCCATTAGGCACTATTAGTTCTGGTACTTGGCAAGGCTCAACGATTGGTGTAGCTTATGGCGGAACAGGTGTCACTACATCATCTGGCGCTAACTCTGTAATGTTAAGAGATGCAAACCAAAACGTAGCTGTAAACAGGCTTAATCAATCTAATACAAATACAACAGCCGCTGGCGGTGTCACCGCATTAACAACAGCATCAAGTTATATTCATACGCTTTCTGGTACTGGCAACCAAACATACACAATGCCTGATGCTACCACCCTGTCTACTGGGGTAGCATTTCTGTTTAATAATATGGCGACTGGAACCCTAACGCTTCAAGATTATGCTACTGGGGCTATTGGCACAATTCCTTCTGGTGGAGCTGGGGCAGTATTTTTAACAGTTAATGCCACTGTTGGCGGTACATGGGATTTACACGCTTATCTTCCAGAAGGCGTTACGTTTGGTACGAACGCTTTTAACCTCGGCACTTCTGTCATTACAGGCGGTACATGGAATGGTGGCACAATAGGTACTGCATATGGTGGCACAGGGTTAACTTCTTTCTCTGCAGCTAACTACGCATTATATTCAACATCAAGTTCAGCTTTAACAGCAGGTACATTACCCGTAGCAGCAGGTGGTACAAGCGTTACTTCATTTACAGCTAATGGTATTGTTTATGGTAATGGTACATCTGCATTAGGTGTAACAGCGGCTGGCACTACAGGACAATTTTTAATAGGTAATACAGGATCAGCTCCAACATGGGGTTCTTTATCAGGCTCAGCAGTTACAACGTTCCAAACTTCACTTAACGGACTTACACCAAGTACAGCCACAAGTGGTGCTGTTACATTAGCAGGCACATTAGGTGCTACGTCAGGCGGTACAGGACTAACTTCTTATACGACTGGTGATATTATTTATTCATCAGCTACAAATACATTAGCTAAATTACCTGCAGGCGCTAATGGACAAATTCTTAGTCTAGCTTCAGGCATTCCTTCATGGATAACTAATACATCTACTGGTGTTTCATTTGTAGTTACAGACTTTACTGCTACAGCAAGTCAGACAACATTTACTGTGACCTA